CGCCACTTGACCAGCCACGCCAATGAACGCACCACAGTGGCCTACGAGGTCCGCCACCTTGTTTCAATTCCCGGTGACGCCATTCTCACGACTCCTTCTACGACATACCGCCTGCCACGTATTCCTACCATGGATATCCAACCCGACCCTGCGCTAGATGTCAATGAACCCACCGATGATGCTCTTCGAGAAGTGGTTTCCTTGGATAACACCAATTCCACTTTTCAACACATTGTCGATGGTCCTCCGGACGCTTTGCACCATGTGCGCGCTGACAAGATGACAACCAAGTTGGGCGAAGAGAAACGCATCCGCCAGGGTCAACACACCAAACCGTGGTCTCGTTCGGATGAGAAACGCCTCAAACAACTTAAACGCGGGTTTGCGAAGTTTTTTGATTTATCCAAGTGGTCTGAGACGGGGTTCAATCCCGAAAAGTTCGATGAGGCTACGCGCAACCGTCTTGCTTCGTGGGCTTCGAAACGTACCAAGAAGACCATTCAAGCTAGCATCGCCAAACAAAACCTTGAGAGTGCTTATAATTACACTTCCTTGTTCCCCAAGGGCCAGTTTGTTAAGAAGCAGCCAAAGTGGCGCAAGCACGCATTCGCTTGTCAGACCGTGTCTGACTTTAATCTTGGAAAAATTTTTCGCGATTCCAGCTATGCCGTGTACCTTGAGGCTATGAGCGTCGCGTGTGCCTACGATTCCACATACCTTCACTACCGCGCGAGCCCTGACGACATGTCCAAGTGGTATAAGTCCTTCTGGCGCCCTGGCCGCATGACTGCGAATGATTATACGGCCTGGGACAGCGGCGTCGACCATGTTTTCATTGAATTCGATTGTTGGCTGTTAACACTTTGTGGCCTCCCTCACGAGTACATCGAGAAGTTTAGGTTTGACCGTTACAACATGCACTCTCACCTTGGCCCCCATATGCCTCGCCAGGAAAGCGGTGATCGCTACACCTGGATCCTCAACACACTCCGCAATGCCGCTCTCACCGGTGCTAGTCTCGATTGCCCTAAGCGTACACCGCTTGCCGTGAGTGGAGATGATTCGGTTACCCTAGGCGCCTGGCGATGTTCCTCTGGCTTTCAAGCCCGTGATTGGATAATGCAACCCAAGCGCGAAGAGGCCGACTTCACCGAGTTCTGTGGCATGCGTTTCGGTGGTTCCGATGTGACTTTCGACCCAACGGTACTACGCTGGCGGGCTGCCTTCGGAATGCAACTTGGCCGCTCTGATCAGGACTATTGGCGATCGATTTCCGACGCTATCCGAGAAACTGCCAGCAAGCTTTCCCGCCCTACTCCCATGCTTAGCAACGCTGCCACTTTGCTCAATCGCGCTGTGTACTTGTTTGATTTGGACCCTTCCCTTTTGATGCCCTCCTTTCCAACTTATGCCCCCGACATCCCGCGACAAAAAAATCGCTTCAAA